CCGATGTTCCAAGCTCGTTGCCTTGGTGAGTTTCCAACGCAGGATAGCAATACACTTATTCCACTAAACTACGTCGAACTTGCCGCCGAAAAAGAGACACGCGAACGCCTATGGGTAGACGATGCCGACTTGGTACTGGGCGTCGACGTTGCACGTTATGGCGATGACGAAACTGTCATTACTCCGATGTATGGCAAGGTTATACCAGAGCAAAAAGTTAGCCGTAAGGAAGATACTGCACAAACTGCCGGACGCGTTAAATTGTTTGGCTCACCACGACCAAAGTTTATTGGCGTGGACGCCGACGGTGTCGGTGCTGGTGTTGCCGACATACTCCGAAGCGACAAGATAGATTATGTTTTCGATGTGCATAACGGTAGTCGAGCTATTGCTGATAATACCGGATTGACGTTCGCTAACTTTATCTCACAATTATGGTGGCATGTTGGCGAGCTTATTAAAGCCGGTGAGTTAGCCATTCCTGACGACGAAGAATTAAAAAGCCAGCTATCTAGCCGTCGCTACAAAGTTACGCGCCAAGGCATAGCTATCGAAACTAAAGAGGAGTACAAAAAACGTATGAACGGCAAAAGTCCAGACCGCGCAGATTCACTGATGTACTGTTTTGCACGCATTAAAAGCCAAAACGACAGAGTAAAACCGACTGTAGGTAAAAATACTTCTGAGCGCTATAATGAGGCTAGAAATTCATTTGAGGGCAAAAGATAATGCAAATCAACTTAGGGCGCTTCGGCAAAGTAAACTTCGCAAAAAGACCAGCTCCAAAGGTAGAGGCTGAACAAGGTTCAGTTGGCGATAACCGAGTAGGTAGCCTGTTTAACGGCGAAGTCATCAATACCCAAGATATTAAGATCAAAGATTTGGTGCAGATGCGCAAAAACGACGGTACGGCACGCGCACTGTATAGCATTTTAACTGAGCCAATTAAGGGTTGCCCTTGGGATTACAAGCCTGGCGACGATAGTGCCGAAGCCAAAAAGCAAGCCGACATGATTAAGGATTGGCTAACTAAGCCACCATACGAGGGCGGTATGTCAACACCGTTCGACCTCGTTATTGCCGATATGCTTCGTGCTGTATTAGAGGGATTCCGTTTGTTCGAAAAAGTACGCACCATAAGCCCCGATGGTTACTTTGTTTATAGCAAGATTGCTCGACGTGAAAACACCACTGTAATACTAAAAGAAGACCCTCGTGGTGGATTCGACGGCGCTACACAGTACGCTTATATCAATGGTGAGTTCAAAAAGGTAACTATCGCCAAGGAAGACTGCTTTTTATACACATTCGGCAAGGAGTTCGATAACCTTTATGGCGAGAGTGCATTCTTGGCAGGGTATTATCACTATGATAAAAAGCACCGTTTGTATTACGGCGCTCACCAAGCCGTACAATATGGCGCTATTCCACCAAAAACTGTTGAGGGTAAAGAGAATGGCACACAGGAAGACTTGGACACCGTTGTTGATGCCGTCGACCAGCTAGGCTTTAATAGCACCGTTGGCGTGCCTAACGGTTATAAAGTTGCACCATACGAAGCTAGCAAAGGTCGTATTGACCCACAGCCACTAATCGACCACCACAACGCAGAAATGGCACGTTCAATTTTGGCGCAATTTATGATGCTTGGCACAGGCGAAAGCTCGTCTGGCAGCTGGGCGCTCAGCAAAGACCAGTCCGACATGTTCATCTTGGCACTTGAGGGTGTAATACGTTCATTAGAGCAACACATTACAACATTCCTAACTGCAGAATTGCACGAATACAACTTTGAAAATCCAATCTACGGCAAGTTTGAATTTGGCAAACTAACAGATAGCAAGGTTGAATTACTAAAAGAGATGGTACTTAAAATCTTCGACAAGCGACCGGAAGCAATACCTGATTACATGATTACAGAAACGCTAGAAAAGATTGCCACACAGCTCGAAGTTGAAGTGCCAAAAGACAAAGAACCTGTTAAGCCAATGCCAACTGCCGGCGACCCCACTAAGCCAGTCGTTACTCAAAGCAGGACGGGCAAACATTTTTTAGCTAACGGCGCTAGCTGGCGTCGAGAACTGACACCAGCCGAGAGCAAGGTTAATCTCGTTGCATTATCGAAGAAGATGGACACATTAGAGGGTCAATTCAAGACTGCCGTAAAACCGGTATTCGATAAGCTACGCGCCGACACCAATAAAAGATTAGAGAAGTTACTGGACGCCAAAGACTTCACCGGCATTAGTGCGTTTAAGCTCAACTTCGGTACAGAATACACCTCTGTTATCAGTGGTCAAATGCTCGAAGCCTACACCTATGCTAAGGTTGGTGCTGCCGATGAACTGGGTGTAGGCGCACCAGCTACAAAAGCCACTAGTAAATCACTCATCAAGCAGACTTCACAATCTATAGCCGATAAGCAATTATCTGACCTCGAATTTGCCATTAAGAACATCGTAACCGAAGCCCAGCGCAAGAACCAGTTAGCTAAAACACAGCTTTCTGTTGGTGACGTACTTTCTGCCGTTGCCGGAACAATTACTGGATTCTACACCGACAAGATAGAGCCAACATCGACCATTGCCGTAAGTAAAGGTGTGAACATGGGGCGCGATGATGTGTTTACCACCTACAAAAATAAAATCACTTTATACCAGTACTCAGCCATACTCGACAATGTTACTTGCCCAGTTTGTGAGGATCTGGACGGGACTGTTGTTGACGAGGCTGAGTACCGAAGTACGCAATGGATGCCGCCAATTCACTCTGGTTGCCGTTGCATTTGGGTAGCTATTTTACAAGACGAAGAAGACCAACCGGACATTACCGGCTTTCCTGATAATCCGGGTGGCGATAGTGGACCACGATTAGATGGTGTGCCAACTGGCGCTGTCAAGACTCAGCCACTAAAAAACTTCAAAGACGACAACCTAGAAACAATTGCGCAGACTGATATTGCTGGACGACCAAATGCAGAAGTCAACACTAAGATAGAGGACTTGCTAAAATCTTCCGACCCAGCAGCAAAGCGTGACGCGATTCGTATTGCAATAACGTTGCCTAAAGATGATGTTCCGGCAATGCTTGATTCTATTACCCTGCCAGATAGTAGCACCGTTGGTAGCTACTTCTACACCGCTAAATTGTCACCGCAAGGCAAAATCGTAAAAGTGCTTAAAGACAAGGCAGTTGACCCGACCAAATTGACTGTCGATGAAATAGCTAAAATCATTGGTCTAGCAAAAGGCAAAGCACCTATGTCGCGCACTCCTAGCCCAGAAGATGTAGAGTTTGCCGAACGTACTATCGGTCAGGCGCTAGACAACCTACTGGACAAGGCTGGTGACGATGAACGCAAATGAAGCTAAATTACAATTACTACTTGAGAAAGCCAGCAAAAAGGGTACTGCCCAGCTAGCAAAAGAGCTTTCAAAGCAGATACTTAGTGGCTTAAAAACCAACAACAAAGAACTTTACGGTATATTCGCAGAATTAGCTGTCGAGATTGCGGCATTGTCACGTCGCATGGACGACGCGCATAGCGAGCCTGTAACAGACTTTGACGCTTCAATAGCAAGATTATCCGAGACAATGGACAAAGGCGTTGTGGCGAGCCTGAGTGATGAACAGGTGGTCACATTAGCTCAACGCATAGGCGAAACTTTGAGCAACGTCGTTAGCGCAATCAACTTAGAGATTACTCAGCGCGACCTTGCCGGCACTGTCGAAGTAAAGGGCTTGGACAAAATGCTGACTAAGTTGGTCGATAAGATACCGAGCAAGATAGATGGCACAGTAAAACTAGCTTACAACAAAGCAGCAGCAAAAGATTATGTTAATGTTCGCCTCACTAATGGTGAAGTGTTTATTGACGCACTTGCAAATGCAGCTAGTCGTGGTGTAGGTTTGCCACTCATAAAGACATCGACCGATGTTATGGCATTGCCGGTAGTAAACCCTGACGGTACGTTTATAGGTGGTGGCAGTACGGCACTTAATGACGACCTTGTGCTTATGGAATACCACACCGGCAATGACAATATAATTTACGTTGGTACAGCCAGCAATGGCAGTGACATATTGGACGGGGTCTGGAGTATACTTAAAATGGATTTAACAAATCTACTAGCTGTTACTTACGCGCCAAACTATTTAACTAGTGGGGACGCGTGGGGCGACAGAGAAAGTCTGTTTAGCTAAACATGGCATACCGACACTACGCATATCAAACTAGCGAACCTCTACCTAATGGCAGGGCTGCTTTTACTGTTATTGATACTACTTACGAAGATGAACCCCAGGACTATATAGATAAGTTCCCTATCACCATCGCTGAACGTAAGTTTATAGATGAGAACCGAGCTGATATGAAAATTATCAATGGTGAGTTAGTGCTCGAAGAAATAGCACCTTTCGATATTATGCTCGCTGCGAACTGGGGTAATCAGTAATGGCTACCTTTGTAAATGTTGGTAACGTAAACCTAGATTCATTTGCTAGTCCTACTGGTGGTGATACCTACACTAACAACGGTGGTACTATCACGATTGATGGTCACACTGACTTCGATAAGAACCGCTCGGCTGGTGCAACTATTGGTACGTTTACCAACTCTGCAACTCTAGGCGGAACTGTTAAGATTCGAGGCAATGCGACAAGACTGCTTGCTTATAACACTGGCTCAGGAGTTGTACCAGCTATTGGAACAACCATCTCGCAAGGTAGTGCCTCCGGCATACTCGTCGCCGTATATAATGCTTCCAATGCTGCTGGTCTTAACGTAGCACCAACCGCTGCTGCTGCTGCAATGCCAGCAACAGGCTACATTCTTGTTAAACAGTGGAACTCAGTCGCTTACACTTCGGGAGCCTTAACAGGGATAAGTGCCAGTGTAATTACCGACCCAGACTTTGGTGGCTATGGTCGTGATGGCTGGGTTGAAGTACGTTTTGACGAAGCAAAGAACATGACTATTAACCGATTGAATAACCAGTCTGACGATATTACCCTCGGTGCTGGTATGTACATCGGCATAACAACAGGCACACGTTCAACAACTTATCAGATACCATCAAACGGACACGCTCAATATATTGCGGGAGTAGAAGTTGAGACTTCCCCTGGCTCTGGCGTATATGAATGGTATGCAACTACCTCGTCAGCTATGACTTCCTACAATATCCGCACTACAGGTGAGGCTTCCAAACATTGTTACTTAGACCCAGCAACAGCGAAGATACGGTTTGGACACGATGGAACCAACTCAACAGGTGGACAATGCCCTGCTTCTGGCTGTAAGGTTCGTATACGAAATATCATTATGCAAAACGCTGCCGTTGCTTCTCGCACACAAAATAGCTTCCCAGCGGTCGGTTCACGCTACTACATCTATCCTCTTGGTGCAGGACGTTACCGCTTTAATGATGTATCGAGTGCCCTGCGTGTCAACGTCATACAGACCGCATACGAGGTTTACTTACGAAACAGCTCGTTCTGTGCACCATTGTCGATAACCTCTAATGCTACCCCATTCGATATTGATAATATCTGTATTGGTACACCAGTCGATGATACTGCTACCGCTAACATACCGTTTTCTTTATTAACATCCACTGTCGGCGGTTCATTCACTAACTCAGTTGTTTCAGCAGGAAACAATGCAGCCTCAAACAGGAACATATTTACTCTTAGTAACTCAGTAGATTGCACGATTGATAATGTGCGTATCACTGGTACTGGTATGCCGATTACTCCTATCGCTTTCTATACCAACATCTGTGACAGAATAACGGTGACAAACTGCTCATTCACATCAGGTACTATAAGCTTTGCTCAAAGTTCATTTGTATCTGTAACTGATAGCACAGAAGTAGCAATGACCCCTGGCGACCCTTACGAGAACGCAAGTAACCTGAACTTCATAACCATGAACAACAAGTGCTCAGATATTTTCTTAGATAACTGGACATTCCCTCACAGCGAGTGTCTTTCAAAAGGTATCTTTGTTTACAGCACCGCGTCATGTAGCAACGTAAAAGTACGCAACATGGGTACTTACGGAAGTATGGTGAGTGCTCAAGGCTCAGTACGAACGGCTACATTTAACCGTGTAGGAACAGTGGCGACATGGACAGATACGGCACATGGCTACCGAAGTGGTGACTATGTTTATATATCTGATACGCTTACAAACAACGTATCTGGGTTTAAGGCTGTCACGGTTACTGATGCCAACCACTTTACGACCGTTGCGTTAAACTCTGGGGCTGCATCAGGTTCGGGAGAACTGTATCGAACGTTTTGTTCTACTGTTGTTAGTTTTGGAGCAAGTGGCTATAACCACGAGTATAACAATATATTCGTGACTGGAGCGTATTCCAACTCGATTGCTACTACTGCCTCTGCCTCATTAGCGAAGTTCTACAATGTCGGTACGAATGTTCCAAGCACTCCATCTTTCGCTGCTTCTGACCTGGTAGCTAGAGGAGTCAGTACATTTGTATCAAGCCCAGGAGCTACATCTGCTCAATACGGTCATACATTCCACGATGGCTCTCAACTAGACTTAGCAGCTAACACTGGCAACTTTGCATTTACTAAGTCAAGCTCAACGATGACAATCCCAATTACTGCTCACAAGTTCGATGGCTCAAACCCTGTTGTTCGTATAATGAGTTGTAGCGACCCAGCCGTGAAAGCAGATGCCTGGACTGCTGTAAACGCTATCGATAAGGACACATTTACCCTCACTGTTTCAGCTTCAGGTGCAACATCGGGTACGGTAGATGTCAGGGCAGCAACAGATGTCCTTAGCATATACATGAATGAACAGAGTGATATAACGTCACTCTACACAATTCTTGCAGGAACGCCAGCGTTCACTGGTGCTGGTACACTTTCAATGACAAACGTAGGTGATAAGATTGTTTTTGAAGTACCAGACTTCTTGATTAACTACACAGGGTTCAGCCGTCTGCCAATCAGGACAACCCTAAGTGAAACTATCACTACCCTCGGAGCGTTCTTGTTTACCTATGACATTGCCAAAGATGGCGGTGCGTACACAGGTACACCAAAAACGCTTCTACGAGTATTAAGCGGTGGTACTGGGGGTACTGGTTCAGCCGTTATCACAGGGCTTTCAAGCACCGCTAACCTGTCTGCTGGGATGTACGTCTGGGGTAACGGCATAGCGTATGGTACGAAGATTCTCACTGTTGATAGCTCAACTCAAATAACCTTAGATACTACCCCTGTAAATACTTTATCAAGCGTTATTATGTTCGGTCAGTTGCCAGGTGAAACATTCACTTCTACCTTCAAGTTAAAGGTGTACATCGAAACGCTATCAGCAAATACAAACGCACTTACTTACGTTAACGTCCACCTCAAGTCCGACGCTACAAGCCGAGCACAGGTGTACCCACCATCTGTAGAGTTGCTTAATCAAGAAGTTCGATTAGGAGGGCTACAGGCTAACTATCGTGTATATATAAAAGACGAAACATCGAACACTGTTCTTGTAAATGAGCTTGCTACAGGAACATCATTTACTTGGACTGACCCTGCTGCTTATGTCGCAAACAGACAAATACGACTCAGAATATCCTATGTAGATGGTGACCAGGCGATTGTATTCACTGACCGTATAATTGGTACTGCTGATAACACCGATACAGGTAGGATTGTCGGCTACACACTCACCCCTGAAGATGACCCTGTTTACAACGCCAACGCTATCGACGGAACAGCGGTAACAACTGTTGTGTTTGACGAGGGGGCAAACAGAATTGAATTAGATGGTTCCACCCAGGTTATCGACGGCGAGACTGTTTCTGTGAACGATGTTAAAGATATTTATGCTGCACAGGTTGCCTGGCTCTATACTGAGGACGGTATTGCGGGCTATGGTCAGCGCATACGCGCAGTTGACCAGGCCAACTATATTGGCACCAGCACTAAGTTTAAGAATGTTTCCACCCATCCAGGGTACATCGATGGTGGCTGGGTTCGAAACTCTACAAGCGATAACGCAATGACTTTAATTGACTTCACCGTAACTTATCCAATCAGCTTCGGTCCACCGCATGTCGTGAACAACTCGATAACAACTCCTGTTGTAACTGGTGATGTAGGCGATATTATAGCTGCCGTACCGACAGCAAGCGACAATGCGCTTGCCGTGGCTGCCGAACTGGTTGATGACTTTGCCGCCCTGCCTACTGCCGCCGAAGCTGCTACTGCTGTTCAGTCGATACTAAACGACGATTTTGCTGCCGTAGCAACACTTATAAACGCACTCCCTACAGCTAGTGAGAATGCCAGCGCCACATGGTCGCATAGCAAAGCTAAGGCGCTCAACGCATTTGTATTGAAGATTTTAGTAAAAGTAGGGTTATAATGGGCTTATGAGCGACAAGCGTGTAACACTATTCCAAGATAATACTGCCGGCACATTGCAAGGTACTATCTACCGCAAGCAAATTGTTCGGTTCGGTAATTGGGTAGACCCTTTCGACCCACAAGACACGATGGTATTGGACGAAGACTTAGCTAAGAAGTTCCAAAAAAACTTCATAGGTAAAGTGATTGACCGCGTACCTGTACCGCTGAACCATACTGATGATGTTAGCGCCAACACTGGCGAGCTGGTAAAACTAGAAATAGCAAGCGACGGGATTTATGGCTACTTAGATATTCGAGACGAAGATACTGTTCAGGACATCGAAAAAGGCTTAGTGTTCGATGTTAGTATCAGCTTTGACTGGGATTATGTAGATACTGAAACCGGCAAGCACTGGGGTCCGACGCTCCTGCATGTTGCGCTGGTAAATAACCCCTACTTGGTGCATATGAAAGGCTTTGAAAAAGTATCAGATGCAGCAGGTAGTTTTGCTAACCAAATTAAAACGGCTCTGGGGCTTGCACAAAATCGCAACACCAGTGCTATAATGTTGTCAGAATCCAAAGTAAAGGAGTTAAGAGCAATGAAATTATCAAAGGTAAGAAACGACAGAGAGTTCGAAGTCACCATTAAAGTCAAAGGCGACGACGGCGTAGAAGTTGACAAACTGCTAAAAGTTGGTGAGGAAGTCGAAATCCCAGAAGACCAGCTCGAAGCTGTAAAGGCGCAAATCACCGACGCTGTTGACCCTAACGCAGAAGACGACAAGGGTGGCGACGACCAAGAGGAAGACCAAGAAGACAAAGGCGGTGAAGACAAAGACGCCGATGTTAAAAAAGAACTTTCTCGCGCACAAGCCAAGCTCGCTGAATACGAAACCGAAAAGCTCTACTCCACTCTACTCAGCAAAGGCAAAATTACTCCTGCTCAAAAAGACCGCTTTATGGCTCTCGCTAACGCAAATGCCGGTGCTAAAGTAACTTCACTGTCTAAGGACGGCAAAAAAGTCACTGTTAGCCTTGCAAAAGCAGTAGCTAGTGTTCTTAACGCAGGTCCAGTAATTGCTAACTTGAACAACGAAGCCGGTTCAGGTAAGGGTGATGATAACAAGGGTGAGGGCGACAACAACGGCGCTGATAAGAAGCCGTCTGAGAATTTGAGTGATAGCGAATCTAAGGGATTGCAAGCCGTAGGCGCTTCACCAGCAAGGCTAGATGAACTTTCTGAGAAATACCCAGAAATGAAATCTACATTAAATAAGTTAGATGAAAGCAAGGGAGATAAGTAATGGCAGTTAGTCCAATTACAGAACGTCTTGACGTTCGTCGACAGCCGGGTGAGGTTCTACCTTACAAGATGTCGAATGTCAAAATCTACGAGGGTGCGCTCGTTAGCGTAAACTCATCTGGCTATCTTGTTAACGCAACTGACGCCTCTGGCGACATTTTCGTTGGCACAGCTGATGAAACCGTAGACAACTCTGGTGGTAGCGCCGGAGACAAAGAGTGTAAAGTGCGAATCGGTGGCGTTATTAACGTCGATAGCCAATTCAGCGCTGCTCAAACCAACGTAACCGACTTGGTATACGCATACGACAACCACACAGTTGGCGATGCAAGTACCATGACAAATGATGTTTTGGTCGGACGTGTTGTCGAAGTATTAAGTGCGAGTAAATTAAGGGTTGCCCTCGTAATCCCTGGACGGGCATAAGGTAAGGAATCATGGACACAGTTTTAGCTAAAGGACTGCTTACCAACTTCTACGAGGGTTGGGACTCAGTCACACCACAAGTTGACCGTATCGCAATGCGCGTGCCTAGCACCGCTCGGTCAGAAACATACGCATGGCTAGGTAGCCTACCACGTATGCGAAAAATGCGTGGCGAGCGTATTCCTGCTAAGCTAAAGGCTTACAGCTATACACTTGTTAACGAAGAATACGAAAGCTCAATCGAAGTTAA